AACATTAGCACAGGGAAGAAATGACGAAAGCGCAACCGCTTCAGTGGCTGACGAAGGAGTCGATGCAGAAACAAAACAAGACATTGCTCAAGCAGAAAAAGAAGTAGAACAATCTTTAATGTCATATGAGAATAGTGGTGGTGGTGAGACAGTTGGTCAAGTAACTCTTCCCTTGCCTCGAGACTTAAGATTTTCTGATGCGGCTCAATACGAGACTGCGAACTTAGGCACGATTGGCGGTGCGCTAGAAGGTGCTTTAGAAGGGCAGAATCCATTTACGGGTGCGACACAGCAGGGACAATTTCTTACGACTGCATCTGCCCTTGCCGCGCAAGCGATTGCGAAAGGTGTGGGTGAAGCGACAGGTGCGGCGATCGGTGCCGCTGTTGGACGAGGACCCGGTGCTATTCTGGGTACGTCTGTTGCGGGTAATACATTCGATGGAATGTCGCCCGCTGTACGAAGTGCGACACGTATCGCCACTGCGCCTAATCAAAGAACACTGTTCTCTCAGGTCAACATTCGAAACTTTGCTTTTGCTTTCAAAATGATTGCGAACAACGAACAGGAAGCCCGAGAAATTAAAAACATCGTCAAGTTCTTTCGACAAGAGTTATATCCTGAAAAGATTCCGCTTGGTGAATCTGGCGTGCCTCTTGGCTACAAATTTCCTAATATGTTTGAGATCGACATCAAGAATCGATTTGGCGAAAATCCCGCGTTTAAAATACAGAGATGTTACTTGAGAGATATTCAGACTTCTTTCAATGCTACTGCGGCTGGTATGCACACTGATGGTCAATTCATCGAAGTCGATATCTCGCTGTCGTTTCAAGAGATTGTTGCGCTCGATAAAGCGAAGGTTAGGGAAGGTTACTAATGTCGAATTACTTTGAAAATTTTCCGAAAGTACTCTACTTATTTGGTGATGAAGAAGAGCCCGTACTCTTTCAGAAGTTGACGCAATATGTTGAGTTGATTGATACGATTCGCGACGATCAAGGCGCATACATCGAGTATGAGATTCGGGACGGAGATAGACCAGACACGCTGTCATATAAACTGTACGGCAAGAGTGAGTATGATTGGACATTCTTTTTGATGAATGAAAGACTTCGTGAAACTGGCTGGCCAAAAGACACGAAGCAACTTTATGAATATGCTCAGAACACTCTTTTTCCGAACTATACAGCCAAGCTTGGGTTTCAAGAAAGAGATAGTGCAGATGCAAGAACGTTTGCAAAATTATATCCTGTTGGACAGGACGTGTTAGTGCAAGGCAGTCAAGGCGTTGTTGTTCGAAAGAACGTCGATCTAGGCGAAATGACTATTTCTTCGGACAGTGATATCACAGGTAAAAGCGCCGTAACATATGCTGACGGAACAAATCTATATGCCTTGAGCGGTATTGCATATGAGTATCAAGGCATTCATCACTACGAAGACGATTCAGAAAATTGGGTTGACTTCTTCTATCAGACCGATTCCGCTGTAGGCGGTCTAGGAAAAATACCTATTACCAATCTTGAGTTTCTTGAGCAACAGAACACCGAAGCAAGAAAAATTCGTGTAATTAAAAAAGAGTACATCGAAAAAGTAGTGGGCGAATTTAAGCGATTGCTTGAGAGGGTTTAATGGCTCAAAATCAATCTCAGTTCGGTCTACTAGAAGCGTCAATCATTCTTTCGTCAGTCAAAGACGAAGATAAGGTTGTTGACGTTCGTGGTAATATCCTTGAACTGAATTTTTATGAAAATCTGTATAAGCCATATGTCGATGGTCATGTTGTTTTGATCGATGACTTTGGCTTAAAAGACACTCTGTCGATTCAAGGCACAGAAAGACTCAAGCTGGTTTTAGGTGATGCAGAAAAACCAGAAGAGCCTATTGTCATAAAGTATTTCTTCTTCTCTCAGATCGTTGATACGAAAAAGATGAATGAAAGATCAGAGATGCTTTCGATCAATCTGGTCGAAGAACATCTCTACGTTGACTCGATCAAACAGTTTAGCCGATCGTACACAGACACTCTTGAAAACATTATTGGAACAATTGCTGACAATGAGTTAGGCAAAGAAGTTACGCCGCAATTCTTCGAAGGATCAATTCAAGGCATTCGAAAAATACTAGTGCCCTACATGAGTCCACTAGAAGCGATTCAATGGATTCGTGACCGTGCTACGACTCGCACAGGCTCGCCGATCTTTCTGTACGCATCTTTGTATGCTGATCGTCTCATTCTGTCTGATCTAGACAGTCTGCTAAAAGAGGATGTAATTAACGACAAACTGCCTTTGCGATACAGTGCGGCAATTAACTCAGCACCAGACACAGATGATAATCTACGACCTTATTATGAAATCATGTCATTCCGTGAAGCTGGTTCTGAGAACGCGCAAGCCATGTACGAGAATGGTGCAATAGGATCGTACTATGCAAACATCGACGCAGGCACAGGCGTTGTGGTAGGCAGCCATGTAACAATCAGAGACATCGTTGACGAATTTTATTCTACAGAGACCATTTCGCCAGATACGATACAGAGCATCTTTGATCCGTCTTTAGAAATTAACGGTAAGTTATCTGACGAATACAACTCGTTACACATACACCAAATATTCTCTAGCGGCACATACAATCAGTTTAAGAGTTATCATGACGAAACTTCGATTCTTGATGACAACAACACCATCATAGAGTCGCGCCTGAAGGTGAAGAACAAGATCATTCGAATGATTCTGAAAAAGAATATCATTGATATTGGAATGAATGGCTCTCTTTTCTTCCAGGGAACTGTGCCAGTCGGCAAAAAGATACGAATACTGTTCCTCAACTCAAACGTTGAGGGAGATGACAAAGACACGCTGAAGCAAATCGACAAGAGAAAATCTGGTGACTATTTAATACTGGCTATAAATCATAAGTTGGTGAGCGAAAAGCACACTTCAGTATTACGACTGACTAAGTTGGGCGATCTGCCTCGGAACTTTAAACTATGAATGTACTAAGACCCATACAAAAAGAGTATTACGGTGATGACTATCGCTGGTTCTTCGGTACGGTAGTAAACTCTCATCCGCCAGCAGGTCTTGAAGGGCGCGTGAAAGTGCGTATCTACGGAGTGCACAATCCCGTCACAGACGAAATACCAGAGCGCGATCTGCCATGGGCACAAGTCTTGTTACCGACAACCGAAGGCGGCTCATCTGGCATTGGTCGTATTCCTCAACTAACGTCTGGCGCATTTGTGTTTGGTGTTTTTCTTGACGGTTGCTCTTCGCAGATTCCTTTAGTGTTGGGTTCTGTGCCTCGTGTTGAATTTCCTACTGCTATACAAAGCGGTCGTAGTATTTCGTTCGAAGACAAGTTCGAATATAACCAAGAAAGACTTCAGAATGTTGTCACAACACCTTTAAAAGATGATCGTGAAGATGACGTTGGTGTCGGTCTTCGCCGTCAACAGTGTATGAAGTTTTTTATTGACAACGGCTACGAGATTATACATGCCGCGGCTATTACGGGTGCAATTGAGGGTAAGTCATCTTTTGTAACGTACGATGACGATACTACATCTGCCACCGTTGGAATTGTAAAATGGAAGAACACTACAGAAGTCGGTAGTCGATTTGTTGATCTATTGAACTTTGCTGTTAAGTTTTCTCCTAGCTCAGACTGGAGACTATTTTCTTTACAGTTACAATTCGTTCTGTATGAACTGAGAACAAGATTCAATCTCGCAAACAGCAAATTAATTGTGACCACAAATATTAAAGATGCGAGTGCTATTATCAATCGCGACTATATCAAAGGAACTAATCAAACTGATAGGCTCGCACAGAGAGCGTACGATGAGGTCTTTTCATAATGGTATCTAAAATAGAAGCGGGTCAAACGCTTGTCAAACAAGCCGCAAAGACGGCGAAAGAACAGTTAGCGGATGAAGTAGCAAACACTGCGTCAACGATTGACACATCACAGTTGGAATCGACTGCGACTCAAGCGGCAAATGATCTCACAAATTCTTTAGAAACTACTGCGGGCAGTATTGCTGGACAAGTAGAAGGCGGCATTCAAAGCCTTTCGTCAAAATTTGATAAGTTTCAGGATAAACTGAACGATCCTGCTGGCACTGTAGAAGGCTTGCTCGACGACGGAATTGAAAGCCTTGAGAACATGGGAACTGAAATGGTTGAAGAAGCCATTTCTAATCTTGCTTCTAAGTTTGCATCTAAGGTCGAAGTCACATTCAGCGAACCAGATTCAAACGGCATTGTATTTCCCATCGAAGCATCGCTCGATGCAGAGGGCGGCATTTCAGGCACAGTAGCCGCAGTGCTACAGTTGATCACGGGCTTGGGCGTTGACGCAGGTAATCTACAGAAAGCGATTGTAGAAGGTAGTCCTCAAGGCATTCTTGATGCAGGTAAAGATTTATTAGATGGAAAGATGGGCGCATTTTCTGCACAAGGTATTAAAGATTTTGCAAGTAATGCTATCACGAGTGTAACCGATGAATTAGAAACGGCTGTCGGTGATACTCTTTCAAATATTTCTAATCTAAACACTACGGTACAAAAGATTACTAGTATTGATTCTGATGGTGCTGGCGAATTGATATACAACACCGTCAATGAAGTATCGTCTAGAATTACGGCAGGTAACACAGACAGTTCTGAGTTTAACACAGGCATTCTCAAGAACAAGACCAATCCTATTGCAGACCTGTCAAACTCATTTACTGATGCGAAGAACATCAAGCAGAATCTAGAAGGCGCTAAGTCTGACTTCGAAAATCTTACTGGCGGTAAAGATGGTGAAGCTGTTTTAAACTCCGTACAAGGAGCTTCGGGTTCACGTGCAAACTATACTTCAAAGGGTGATGCATATCGCTCACTTGTGAAGACACGTGTTGCGAAAGGTTCTGAGACAGGTGTTATTCAAGGTATTAGTACAGAAACACTTACAGATGTCAAGAAGCAGGTTCGTGATTTTGGAAATGGCAAATTAAGTTCAGAAGAAGTCAATAACATTATCAACTGGTCGCAGGGCAGTTCTGACGAAATTTCAAAGGCTGTTCGCCTCTTGTTTGATAAGACAGGTAAACCAGTTGACACGATCCGCCAATTCTTAAAGACAATTGACACTACCATAGAAAATTCGACCAGAGTGTCTCCTGAGGACGCTGTGTTTAATGAACCTTATGTAATTGGTAATTACGAAAAAGAATGGAACAAAGGGCAAGATGATCCTAGATTCCCATACATTTCTTCGATTGAAGAATTGCAGGCAGAACTTCGCTATGCTAAACGCGACATTACTGAGGCAGTTGTTCACTGGACAGAAACGCACACTGACAAGAATATTGGTTCAGAAGAAATAAATAAATACCACTTGGAGTTGGGACTCGATGGAATTGGCTACCACTATGTCATTCGTCGAGACGGATCACTGCAAAGAGCGAGACCGATCAACACTAAGGGTCAACATGCGCCAACGAATAATCATGACGAAAGAAGTATAGGCGTTGTGTTTGTGGGTGGAATCAATGTGCCGTCTGGTACACCAAACCCAGAAAACTTTTTGTCTTCGCAGTCATTGACCCGTAGCCAGCTTAACACATTCGATCATTTTTGTCGAGCATTTTATGCAGTATTTCCTGGTGGTCAAATCGTTGGTCACAGCGAGATTGACGAAGAAGAAGTTGATCCTGGCTTTGAAGTCATCAACTACGTTGAAAACGTTTTTGGAAAGACATCGAAGTTTACTGACATACTGAATCAAGCACCACTAACAGTTGACGAGATTTTAAGCGATGACGAATAAGTTAGACGATCTTCAAGGCAGAATCAATGAACTTGGCGAAGGTCAAGAAGAAACTGTTGGCGTTCCTAACGAAGGCTTCGCTGATGCGTCTGGTGAGTATCCTAATCGCGATTACTTTTTCGGTACTAGTGTAAACAAAGCCGCAACGGGCGAAAGAATCAACAATCTCGATTTGGGTGGTGGAGACTTTGGAGTCGCACTTGACGTGCCTGACCAGAAGCCGTCACAATACCCATACAATCAAGTGCAAGAAACGCCATCTGGTCACGTTATCGAAATCGATGACACTCCTGGTGGTGAGCGCGTATTGTTCAAGCATCGTACCGGTGCTGGCATCGAAATGCGGGCTGACGGTTCTGTTGTCATATCATCTAAGTCTCAGCGAGTAGAAGTATCTCAGGGAGACGCAACCACTATCGTCGAGGGAGAAGGAACACTTGTTTACAAAGGTAATGTTAATCTACGTATCGACGGTGATTTCAATGTGGATGTTGCTGGTAATTACAATCTCAATGTTGCCGGAGACAAGAAAGAAGACATCAAAGGAAGACACACAAAAGTAGTCAATCGCGATCAGAACTACACAATACGTGGTTCACGAAGCGAACAGGTTGTAGAGATGGCTACGTCTACAGTGCTTGGTGATCAGAATCTTATTACAGGAGGCGATCTCAATCAGTTTACTCAGGGCACAACTGAAATACTAGCAGGAAAAAATCTTATCACAACTGCTGTAAATGAGTGGGTAGCCGCATCTTCTACAGCAAACATTACTGCACGTCACGTAAGTATGATTGGTCACAAAGGCACGATTGGTGGACCTCTGCTTGATCACTACGGCAAGACGTACGGTGGTTTTCCTGCAGGCATCACACAGTTGGCTACGTTTTATGGCTCACTTGTCGGTCGTGCGACTGAAGCATTTCACGCTGACTATGCAATGTTTGCATCACAAGCTGGTTTTTCAAAGAGTGCAGGTGCTGCCGCTACAGCATTGAAAGCGATTAAACTTGGCGCTGGAAAGCCTCCAATTCCTGTGCCGCCCAAGCCGGGGATTATGCCGTACATTCCTTTGCCCGCTACTGCACCTATTCCTAATCCAGCGGTAGTAGAAATGCAGTTGGCATCGAGCAATTATGGTGTTCGTAACGTAGTAGTAGATCCCAAATTAAAAGACAAGATTCTCAAGTCAGACGATTATGAAGAACTATTTAACTTTGATCCAACGATCTCTGAAGTACGTTCTAAGTTGCGTGATCCGCAACATTTCAATAACGGTAAGTTTACGAGTTATCTTGTGTCACAGGGTAAACTCAATAAAGACTTTAAGAAGAACATACCAAAGAACATTGGTCGATCTGCTTCGAAGCAGGGCACGATTCGATTTGGTACTAACTTGATAGGCAACAATCCTGCTGAAAACAGAAGCAAACGATTCCGAGTGAATAAGTAATGAAGATATTAGTTGATCCACAATATAATCCTGAGTTTGAAAGTCAGATTACGTCATCGACTAAACTAGGTCCAGGCATCACGTGCGCAAAGTTTCTGGGTGCGCGTGGCTCACGTACACAGTTTGAAAAGCTGTATGCAAAAGGCTTTTTTGGAGCGCCCGATCTAAAACAGATTGCACGTAATCTTGTGTTACACGCAAATGCAATGAAGACGGTGATTGGCAATATGACGTTCGGACAGCATCGACTAATTGTGTCTGAAGGTATCTACGAGCCAAATCCAAAATTTGAGATTCAAGAAATACCAGCTGGATCAAAAGATCAGGCAAAGAAACTTGCACGTGAAAACGATGGCGGTTCTTTTGGTAAAGGACCCGAAGGATGGATTGCACGTATTCCTTTGTATGTTGGTGAACGACCCAGCGGTGGTAGCGTAAACGATTTGCGCAGAGAGGGTCGAGCAATTGTGTATCAGTTAATCGATAAAAATGGCAAGACTGATCCACGCAAGACATTTGATCTAGCGGTGTTTTGGAAAGATTACATCGATTACGACAAATTAACCCTGGATTACGACACATACGATCCAAATGGTGACTTAACGTGCCAAATAGTTTTAGAAATGCCTGAGGTGCCATCGAGTTATGACGTTTCGTACTCGTACAACGTAGAGACAACATATAACGGTGAACTTCAGACTAAAAACGAACTGCTAGAAATTCTTCCTGACGATTGATATAAATAAACGAAAAAGCTTTTTAGGTTTACAATGGCTAAAAAATTCTCTACAGAAGACGGCAATCTAGAAACGAGCATTCGCGTTGTAAAAGAGCGTGACTACTCGGATATTGACTTGTCTTTAAATGCCAGAACGCCAACTTCTGACGGAGATGTTTTTAAAAAAACTGATGCGGCTTCTGTAAAACAGGCTGTTAAGAATCTGTTGATGACGAACAGATTCGAAAAGCCGTATCGTCCAAATTATGGCGCTGATCTTGGTGGTCTTCTATTTGAGTTGATGGATGAAGACACCGGTGAAGAGATCATCGGCAAAATAAAGAAAGCAATTCAGCGTTACGAGCCTAGGGCTAAAGTATTAAATGTTAAAGTTGTAGCAACACCAGATTACAATAATGTATCGGTGGTGGTTGAGTTTAGAGTAGTCGCTACTGGATTAGTTGAAACACTAAAAGTTTCTCTTAATCCATCTGCGCCAACTGAAATTCCTTCACTGCCGATTACAACCGAGCCGTTTATTATCTACAATGATATTATTCGTGCAGAGAATGATGATCGTCTTGCCACATATCGTGGTGATTTGGTCAAACGTGATCTGGTAATACCGCCTGTTGATGCACTGCTGACAGATCCAGATTCAGATATGATCTTCGCATTGTTCAATGGCTTTATTGAAGGCGTACTGCTTATTGATTCTGATCTTCTTGAGGGTATTCTTACAGTGCCAGATGGTGATCAGATATCACTACAGAACGGCGAAGACTTCTTGCTACCAGAACAAGTTATCGATTAATCGGAGTAAAAAATGGCGACTACCATTAAGTCAACAGAACTAGATTTTAACACGATCAAGAACAATTTGAAATTGTTTTTGGCACAGAAACCGGAGTTTGCCGACTATAACTTCGAAGCGTCTGGTCTTTCAAATCTGCTTGATGTTCTCGCTTACAATACGCACTACAATGCGTTAATGGCTAACTTTGCTTTGAACGAATCGTTTTTAAGTTCTGCGCAACTTAGATCGTCTCTCGTAGGTCTTGCTGGCGGTCTAGGCTATAGCGTAGGATCAAGAAAGGCTTCGTTTGCTGTGGTCAATTTGCAAGTCACAAACAACGACAATCCATCCTCAATGACTATTCCGTCTGGCACAAAATTCACTACTACTATCAACAGTAAAAGTTACACGTTTCAGACGCGAGATGCATTAACTGCTTTAGCAGACGGCACAGGCGTTTATCAGTTTACTCTGAATGGCAATCGAAACGTTCCGATTTATGAAGGAGTGACTAAGCGCAAAACTTTCATTGCAGGTCCATCGAGCGAAAATGACACATACGTTCTTCCCGTGAAAAATCTCGATCTCGATACTGTAGTTGTGCGTGTATACGATAGTATCACATCTAATCGATATGATCAATACATTAATATTTTTGACACAACCACAATTGACGAAACGTCACGAATTTATGTTATGAAAGAATCGCCTAACGGCTATTACGAACTGACATTTGGTAATGGCGTTCGACTTGGTCGATTCCCTCAAGCGGGTGACAAGATCGAAGTCATCTACTCTGCTGTTGCTGGACCAGAAGCCAATGGTGGTAAAACATTTGTTCCCACAACAACTATCGACGGCAAGACGTTGAGTGTTACTACTGTCTCTGTTTCTTCAAGTGGTTCATTTAAAGAAGAGATCGAGTCTATTCGAAAGAACGCGCCATTTCAGTGGGCAGCCCAGAATCGAATGGTAACAGCACAAGACTACGCCGCACTTGTTAAACGAAACTTTTCTAATGTGGTGAGTGACATTAAAGCGTGGGGTGGTGAAGATAATATACCTGCTGACTATGGCTCTGTATATCTGTCAATCGTCTTT